AAGCTGCGGCTGCGGCAGGAATTTGCAGCGGCAACGCAGGAGCTGCAGGAAGCACAGGCGACCGATCTGAAAGCTTCGTGGGACAATGCTCTGGAATACATCAAAAATAAGCAGTTCAATCAGTTTGAGACCATTAAAGGCGGCTTTGACGACATACTAAGCACGATGAGTAATTTTGGGCAGAACATGATCACGGAGCAAAAGTCTTTTTCAGAAATGGCAGACAGCCTTTTCAAAGATTTAGCCAACAGCATTATGAATACCATGATGAAAGTTATCATGCAGGGGCTGGTAATGAACTCTATTATGAGCATGTTTGGCATGGGCGGCGGTGGCGGATTTGATCTTGGCGGTATTCTTAATAATCCTTCCAGATTTAGCGTTGGCGGAACAAGTTATGCAGGCGGTTCTTTTATGGGAAAATTTGCACAAGGCGGGTATACCGGTCGTGGCTGGGCGCTTGTCGGAGAAGAAGGACCGGAATTACTTGATCTTAAAACCCCGGGCCGCGTTTACACCGCAGATCAGACCAGAGCTGCCTTAAGCGGGAGTGCGGCAGGTGGAACAACAAAAATTATTGTGCAGTTGGAAAATAAGAGCGGTACGCAACTAAAGGCATCCGAGCAAAATACTACCTTTGACGGAAAGAACTATGTAGTATCGGTACTGCTGGAAGCGGTGACGACAAATTATATGGGAACGCAGAATATTTTAAGGGGCGCACTGGGAACGCCGTAAGGAGCTGAGAGCATGGCAAATGTTATTTTCCCGGATATTCCGGCGCCGTCGTATCCGATCAAGGAAGATCCGGAAGATAATTCCATTATGTCAACCTTTGAAGATGGAACGACGCAGGCGCGGCGGCGGTTCACTAAAAGCCGTATGACATTTGGCTTGACGTGGAATTCATTATATACGGATGAATATCAGAAGTTGAAAGACTTTGTACAGAAAAAGGTTTATTTTGCAGCGGTAGCTTTTGAGTGGACAAACCCGCATACAGGTGTAACCTATACGGTACGCTGCACAAAATTCAGCGGTGATCTGAAATATACAGACTATTACAGTGCTGAGATGACGCTGCAGGAGGTATGAAGTGTTACAGATATCAGCAGTCATAAAAGAATTGAAAAATCAGTTATCAAGTGACAGCTGCTGGATTTTGTTACTGGAACTTGATACCAAAATAGAAGGGCTGGAACCGATCAGAGTGGCCCGCAATAATGAGGATATTGCTTATCGTGGCAATACCTATATTGCTTTTCCGCTGGAACCGCCGACGATATCGGAAGATACGACCGGAAGCATACCGTCTTTTGAATTGTCGATCGATAATACATCCAGAGCGGCTACGTGGTATATGGAAGAAGGCGAAGGGGCTATCGGCGGCATTGTAAAATTGATGGTGATTAATACTTCAGCTATCGACGAAGACCCTGTACTGGAAGAGGAATTCAAGGTACAGAAAGCGGTAGTCAACGATAAGTTTATTACGCTGACGCTATCTGTTGATTACTACATCAATTCCAGGCGTCCGGTAGGTCGCTTTATGAAGAATAACTGCAATTTTAAATATAAAGGACTGCGCTGCGCAGCGACATCTGATCTGCCGGAATGTGATCATACGTTAACTGCCTGCCGTGAGCGCAAGAACAGCGCCAGGTTTGGCGGGTATCCTGGTATAGACCAGAAAGGGGTATACATATGATAGAGTATGCGGACTTGATCGGCGCACCATTTAAATCACATGGGCGAGATATTAAAACAGGCGTTGACTGTTATGGACTGGTGCAGGCTGTGTTTAGGCGTGAAGGAATAGAACTGCCGGAATTTGACGCAGATTATAACGACTGCAAAAAAATAAACGCTATCGTTCGCGGGGAAGAGGAACGGGTAAGCATATGGCGCCGGCTGGAAGTTCCCAAAGTACCATGTATCGTGACTATATCTTTTGGCGTAGCCAGAAGTATTATCAATCATACCGGTGTTTATATCGGCGGCAATAAGTTTATCCATATCAGGGAGAATATCGGTGTTTGTGTAGACGATATAAATAATCCGGCTTGGCGCAAAATAATCCACGGCTATTATGAGTACATCGGGAAGGAGTGAAAGCGGTATGAATGACAAGATCAGAGTAGTCATTGTCCGCAATCCGTTCCAGCCTGATGAGAACAGGGAAGTACATCTGCTGGCACCTGATGAACATAAAACACTGCAGGACTGTATAAGTGCTTATGAGGCGATCTATGCCGGCAGTGACGGCTTTAGAGTAACTGTCAACAGTTATGTTGTCGAAGACTTTAGCAGCGCAGCCAAAGCGGGTGATTTTATAGTGATGTCGCCTGTAGTTGGCAAAGGCGGCAAAAGTGTTTTGGGTTTGATCGCTGCCGTGGCGCTGTCAGTAGTATCTTTTGGCGTTGGTGGTTTGGCGGCAGGCGGATCATTTTGGGGAGGCCTTGCAGCAGCTTCTGGATGGGCCGCGGTAGGTGGTTATCTTGCGGCAGCAGCGGTTATGTTTCTGGGCGGCAGTCTGGTATCAAAAATGTTTGCCGGGAAAGTGGATGTAGGAAAATATAATACCGAAGGCAGTGAGGCGACTTATAGCTGGAACGGTATCCAGACTATGGAAGGGCAGAACAATCCAGAGCAGCTTACATATGGCAAGGTCAAAAGCGGTGGACAGAGCATAGCGAAATTTGTGGATAACGATAATAACGATCAGTATTTGAACTGGCTGATCGCTGCCGGAAGCGGGCCGCTGGAAATAACAGAAATCAAATTGAATGATAATGATATTGGCAATTATGAAGGCGTGAAACTGGATATACGACCGGGAATCAATGATCAGGCGATCATCGACAATTTCAACGATATCAGGTCTACAAAAAGTCTTGGCTATGAGCTTGAAAGTGAGTGGCGGCAAGATATTGTTACCGGCAGTGCCACGCAGGGAATAATTATTGATATCGAATTCAGCCAGGGATTATATCACGCTAACGACGACGGCAATTTGGTTAATGCATGGGTTGATTTGGCGGCAGATTATGCCTTGCGCGGCAGCGACGAATGGAAGCCTATTGTCAGCGGTTATACTCTTATAACGTCAAATCCTGTCAACGCCGTTCTTATAGACGATTCTGCAGAACTTGGAAACTGGAAGATCAGAGTAAATAGGGTGAAATCAGAAACTACAGATAGTGATGGAGATACTATTAAACAAATTTATTGGCGGATTAGTGTTGGGAAGCCAAGTGCAAAAGACGTCTGGATTTTTGCTGGTATTTCTGGTACTTTCGGTTGGTATTCCGACTCATTTTCACCGGGTGAAACAGGCAGTATCAATGTCGGGCCATTTAGGTTTGATAAACAAACAATGCAGGATAAAGGTGATGGCTATAGCACCAATATTGGAGTATCTAAAAATGGACGTGTAACAGCAGCACAATCATCAGCTGTGCGCCGCAGCTTCCGCATCGATAATATCGCTCCCGGAGAATACGACGTGCGTGTAAGAGTTGTAGGCAGGTCTGCATCCACGACCAGTACCCGTGACGGGGTGAAATGCTGGTGGACGATGGTAGAAGGTATTGTCTATGATGACTTCATTTATCCTGACATGGCGCTGATCGGGATTAAAGCACTGGCAACCAGCCAGTTGAATGGTACACCGACTTTAACCTTTATGAAAGAACGCGCTAATGTCTGGGTGTGGAATCCGGGTACAGGGACTTATGAAGAAAAGCCTGCTAATAATCCCGCGTGGGCCGCTTATGACTTTATTCATCAGGCTTCACAACTGACAAATATTCACACCGGAGAGCTTGAATTTGAAGTGAGAGGCGCCAAAGCAGAGTTGATGATGTATGACAAATTTGCTGAATGGGCAGAGTTCTGCACAGAATATAAATTGGAGATCAACATCGAGATCAATACTACCGGACGTTTACTGAATATGGTAAATGAAAAAATAGCGCCTATCGGGCGCGGGTTGGTATTATGCTTTGGTACAAAGTTTGGATGTATTTGGAACGGACCGAAACAGCCAACACAGATGTTTGGGATGGGTAATATCATTCAGGGTACTTTTGAAGAAAATTTCATGCAGTTATCAGACAGGGCGAACGCTTTGGAGATAACCTTTACCAATAAACAAAAAAACTATGAACGCGATACGCTGGTAGTTTATGGTAAGAGCTATGACGATCCGGATGCCTATGATAATACTACGCAGGTATCATTTGATGGCATTACGAGCTACGAGCAGGCATATCGTGAAGGCAAGTTCCAGCTGTACTGCAATCAGTATCTGACACGTACTTACAAATGGAAGGCTGACATTGATGCCATAGCCTGTACAGTGGGCGATCTGGTATATATCAGCCATGACGTTACTAAATACGGCACCAGTGGCCGTATTATCGCAGTGGAAGGAACGAACATAACCTGCGGCGCTTTTATGGAGGATTACGATCCGTCCAAGGTATATCGGCTGCAGTATCGATCCAGTGAAACTGATAATATTTATAAAATTAACATTTTACAAATCACCGTTAATGCTGATGATACGCGGTTAATCGTCGATTTGCAAAGCGTGGCAGAGCCGCCTGCAGTTGGAGATATTTTTGATATTGCCGAAGAAAGTATCGGTACCGTACCGGTTATTATCCAATCTATCAACAGGGATGGCGATCTGCGGAGACAGCTCGAAGCTATAATCTACAATGAAAATGTCTATAAAGAAAATTATAACATTCCTGAAATGGATTACAGCACGGCAGAGCAGGATGTAGCGGTAAATGTCATCAACCTGCAGGGTAATCAGGTTTTGTACTGCGATCCTATGAAAACGCGGCACAGCAGGATGTTCCTGTCGTGGCGGCTGCCTGATGGTGCAACAGCGACAAAGTTCAGTGTGCAGCTATCTTCTAATGGCGGGACTACGTGGACTATTGCAGGGGATACGACATCGACGAGCTTCGAGACAGAAACTACACCGGGATTAGATTATCTGGTAAAGGTAGTGACGGTACTCGGATTATCAACTTCGACAGGCACAGTGATCTCTATTCTGGCTGCTACTGTCGACTTATTGCCGCCAAATGTTTTGCTGATTGACCATGATCAGCTCAACGATGGTACTAGGCGGTTTTGGTGGAACTATAATTACCCGAATCCCAACGACGTTGCAGGGTTTAAACTTAAATACATTCAGGGCAGTTATCCAACATGGGAGAAAGCGACAGATCTACATACGGGGCTTGTAACACTGCAGCCGTTTGAAACAAAGGCTTTGCGTCAGGGTGTGCATACGGTGATGATCAAGGCGGTGGATAATGCGGGGCAGGAAAGTTATATGCCCACTTACGCCATATTGAACCTTGGCGATCTGCTGGAAGAGAACGTACTTTATAAAGTAGATATCACGGCTGATAACTGGTCCCAGACAGTGCATGACGGCGTGATCCGGCAGGACGGACAGCTGCATGCCCTACAGAATGTTTATTATTGGCAGAATACCAATGCGCAGGCGTGGACAACTCCGACACTGGCGGCGTGGCAGGAACGTTATAGTTCGTTCAATTTTATTTATCAGGCTTTAGCACCTGCCAGCGGACAATTTTGGCTGCAGTATGAAATTGATGGGCCGGTAGCCATTGAACACAGAAAAGTTGGTGATAAACTTGTGTGGAGCACACCGGAAGCGTCGGCATGGGAAAAACATCAATATCCTGCGTGGCTGGATGATACTACTATTTATAAACCTTATACTGGCAAAGTTTTGGTAAGAGCAGGAGACACAATTCAAGTAAGGGCTTCGGCGCAGGAGAACGTTGCGGAAGAAACAGTTATAAAGGCAATGAAACTATTTATTGACGTTCCGGACAGAGAGGAACATTTTGAAAATCTGACAGTACCTGCAACAGGTGTGATGCTTGCTATCAAAACACCGCATTATTACACAACGGCGGTGAGGATTGATGCCGTACAGGACAGCACCGCCGGTGCTGTAATAATAAGAACGGCTATTATCAGCCGCAATCCGTGCAGAATAAAACTGCTGGATATAAATAATAACCCTGTCGCAGGAGTGGTTGACGTAACATGGCAGGGATTTGAAAAGGAGCTGATTTAAAGTGGAAATTCCTAAGTTTATAAAAGGTGTTGCAAAATACTTTACCTACGCCAGTGACAGCGGTGAAACGACACCGACGACGCAGGCTGACCTGCAGGAATTGATGAAAAACAATAATACTATCTTAGAATGTCTGGTAGACGGTCTTTGGCAGCCGAAAAAGGAAATGAAACTTAATCAGATAATCAGATCACCGAACATGCCGGCTAATATGATTGCCCAAGTGACATCGGTTGGGACTACGGGAACGACAGAACCAGAATGGCCGTCTACTGTCGGCAGTACGATTACTGACGGCACGGCAAAATGGACTGTTAGGGCGAATATTAGCAGTGTTAACGGCGTTGTGGCAAGTAAAGACGGAGAGGTACAGGTAAAGTCGCTTCTTTCCACAAGAATTACTACTGTTGTAGATTTAAACGATTTCAAAAAAGCAGGTGTCTATTATTGTCCTGAAAGTGAACTTGCAGTGCAATGTCTTAATATGCCTATTAATTTATATGCTTTTTATCTTGAAATTATTACAATGGGTTCAAATTTTGTTAAGCAGGTATTTACAACCTATAAACCTTCTGCAGTAAGGGTATATGTTCGCAATTACTACGCTAACGATAATGGCTGGGGCGAGTGGAAAGAATTTGCTTATAAAAATGACATATCCGTAATCCCGGTTGGTATAATAATGCCGTTTGCCGGAAATGGTAGTATACCAGATGGTTGGGTAATATGTAATGGCGCTGCTGTATCTCGATCTACATATGCGGCGTTGTTCTCTGCTATTGGCACTACTTATGGCACCGGTAACGACAGCACTACTTTTAATCTACCGAATTTGATGAATAGATTTATTGAGGGCAGTAACACGGCAGGCACAGTCCTAGCGGCAGGACTGCCGAATATTACTGGTCATTTCTCGACAGCTATGGAATGGTCACAAGCTAGATACGACGGTGCTTTTAGACGCGATAATCAGAACGGCAGCGGACCTGAGGGCAGCGCATGGTCTAATAGCCAACTTATAAGTTTTGACGCGTCCCGTAGCAGCGCCATTTATGGTGCAAGTACTACCGTGCAGCCGCCTGCTATGACTGCAATTTACTGCATTAAATATTAAGGGGAGAACAAAGATGAAATTATATTATTATGACGAGAACGGATATTATAGTGCAATGTCAGAAGCGTTTTTAGACCCGCTTGAAACAGAACTGCAAGGGAAAGAAGTGTGGCTTATACCACCGCACGCAACAACTATTGAGCCACCATCAAGCGCAGATGGACACATTATAAAATTTAATGGGAAGACATGGGAACTGGAAAAAATGCCTGATCCGGAGCCGGAACCAGAACTTACGTTAGAAGAATTAAAAGCCCAAAAGCTTAAACTTGTTGATGCATGGACAGCAGATAAAATTACTGGCGGTTTTACTTCTCGATGCACCGGTAGCCCTGTGAGGTATGATAGCGACAGAGATACACAAAACACAGTTTCTAGCGATCTCAACACAATCTATCTTTCGCCTGAAAAGTTTAACGAAAATTTCCCCAATGGATACCCAATGAGAGGATATCCAGAAAATGCAAATATTAAGCAGGTATATTTTTTAACAAAAGAACAGTTATTGCAGTGGAATGTTGATCTAGGGATTCACAGAGGCACTTGTAAACAGAATGGTTGGATAAAACAGGCTGAAGTAAATGCAGCCCAGAGCAAAGAAGAACTGGACGCTATTATATTAGATTAGGCGGTGCGTTGATATGGCAGAAGGAGATACTAGAAGAATTTTTGAACGGTTAGATCAAATGGCGCAGGAGATAACTAGGCTCGTTGTCTTGGGTGAGGCGAAAAATAGACAATGTGATCAGCAAGAAAAAACAATTGCCGATCACGAGGAGCGTATAACAAACTTAGAATGTCAAAGCGGCTGCATCCGCGGAAACGTAAGTTTACTGGCTTGGTTGGCGACATTGGCGGTAGCTGTTTATGGTGTGGTTATAAAGTGAGTGATAAAAATGTTTAATAAAATAAAAAAGTGGATAGAAACAGGACTAAACAAACTGCCTAAACTAAAAAGAACTACTGGTAATTTATGGCTGACTTATACGGCAATAGGTCTGCTGCTGGGGACGATATTGATGTATATCGGCACTTGGGTATATTTTACTTTTTGGCTTTATAAGGCGGGATTGGCAGAGTTAAGGGAGATTATTGTAATTATGGCAGGAGCGCCGTTTATAACAGCACTATGCCTGTTGAGGAAGGGGACAGTAGACAAAGACGGCAATGGCATAGCTGACGAAGATGAAAAACAACCCGAAAGAAGGCCGCGTAATGACTTTAACGACAGATGAAGCAATACAGGTATTGGAAGCTATACGCAACTGTTTAGACCCTCGCCGGGTGAGATATGGCGCTGACTGGCGAAAAGATAAAGCGTTATGTATGGCTATAGAAAAATTGAAAGAAGATGATCAGAATGGATAACCCATTATATGTAAGTAAGCATTGGAGCGTGACAGAGTGGGATTGCTGGCGACGTAGCAGGAATGAGTATGCATGGGACGAAAATGGTCGACTATGTACAAATGATGAAAAGACTGCTAACTTATTTCGCATTTTTGATATGCTGAGAGATTGGAACCCTAATTGGGTTATCAACACTACCAGCTACCATGAAGAGTATGGCACCAACTTTAAATCAGGCTTCAGAACAGTAGCTGATGGAGTAAATGCTGCTTGTGGCGGTGAAGTAGGCAGTTACCATACTCGTGGCTGTGCAGCTGACATCCATATTTCAGGGCAGGACGATACTGATACTGCATTGGCAGACACGGTCATTGCGGCAGCTAAAGCATGGGGAATAGAGGATCAGTTAGGCATCGGATATTACGGGAACTGGATTCATGTTGATACCCGAGGCTATACATCAAGATGGTAAAGGAGTTAGAAGCAAATGAAAAATATTATTGAATGGTTTATTAAAACTACAGAAGACTTAAAAGGATTTGACGCACATTTGCAAGAGGAAATGCAGAAATATGCTAATAAGCAATGTAAAAAAGCTTTTCTGACTGGAACGATCATTGGAGTGGGACTTGGTATTGTGATAAAAGCGTATATATTCTAATAATTTCCACAGAATCAACCTGTACGCTGTTTTATTGTTAAATTTATTAATAATTATATTCGAGCGCATAGAAAACAGCGTACAGGTTAAATATTGAGGTGGTGAAAATGCTAAATGAAGAAAAGCAAATCAAATATAGTAAAAATTTTATTATTCTCTGTTTTATTGCTGCTTTTATTGTTATGGCCTTTAATTGGCTTGGCGGCAGAAGCAATAAATCAGGAATCGGTATATATAATAACGGAAACGGAACTGGCGACGTTGGAGCAAAACTCCAACAGGCTATTGGAAATCAGCAAACAATTAACGACGGAATTAGAGACAGCCAGGCAACAGTTAAAAATATCGGAACAAGCATCGACCGAAGCCAAACTGCAGAAAGAATTGCTGCAGAAGCAGTTGATCGAGCAACAAGCCTTGTTGAAGAATCAGGAAGACTTGCTGCAGCAAACACAGAAATCATTAAAAACATCCGCTCCAGAGGCCCTGCGGGAAATTGGGATGAAGATGGACGTAGAGAAATATATCAGGGGCATTAGTTATGGGGTAAGTAAACGTATTGTTAATAATAAGTATATAGGCCTTCGTGGAGAATATGACTGGAAAGACAATCAATTTGGGATGTGGTTGACTTATCAGTATTAAGGCTGGTGATGTTATGGAACCGTCATGTTTGCGGATCAGGAAGACGCTTGAAGATATACCGACTAAAAATGAATTTTGGGAAGTAATCAATAAAGTAAAGCTGACACCGAGACAAATAGAAATACTTGAATTAAGGTTTATCGATGATCTGCTGGTTTATGAAATTGGCGAAAAGATGGGAATATCACGTAAAACTGTAGAAAGGGATTTACGTGATTGCTATAGAAAAATAAAACGAATACTTGAAAAATAAAAACGCTCCGGTCGGAGCGTTTTTTGTTTGTGTGAACAATTACATATTTTGAAAAATAAATTTAAATGAAAAAAACAGACAACATAAGATAGTAAAAAATATCCCCAACTCTAGTTTTATGCAGATATACACAAGAACAAAGTTTAAAAGTATGAATACTATACATCCAATTTTTTGTTGATTTTGTACTCTTGATTGTTCAATATTGTCTCTAGATGAATCACATGGAACTTGCATAGTGGAGAATTGTGTATTAATAGAGGTATATTCTCCGGGTAAAACCTTATGTTCGCTTTCACAGCCTGAAATTAAGCCAGTATCAATCAAGTATTCTTTCGCAGATTTATATGCATATAAATCTGTGCGTCCACCTTTATAACTAGAAGGATAATTGTCGGTAAAAGATAATTCCCCAAAAAAACGCAAATCACGTCCTCGGTACATAGAAAGAGAAGAGAGAAAGTCTTTATCACCAACGTGATCACGTGCAAAATCATAAAAAATATTTATATACGGATGCTCATCTAAATTACCTCGTCTGTCGTCTGATAGATAACGGTAAATAGAGAAGATGAAAAAGGCAATCCTATCCTGCGGTTCAAGACTATTGAAAACCTTATCATAAAGACGTTTTTTGCCAATGTATGTTGAAAATAATATATTGCGATTGGTAGCGAACTTTATTAAATCAGCAGAAGGTGATCTGTGATCGTTTTCAAAATAACATGATAATATTTCTGATACATCATCTTTACAAGAATTTTCAGGGATATCTATACCATATTCTTTGCATATCTCAATCTGATTCGCTGTAGGATAGCTTGGATAAACACAAGTAACATCAAAAGGTTCAAGATATCCTTTTTTTCGTAAAATATCTATAGCAGAACTTTCTGATAAAGCAGCAATTTTATTTTTGCGCATTCGTTTTGTTATGGAATATTTAGACCGTATGATATAAATGTTTAAATTAAGAATAATATCTACATCCTTGCTTGACTTTTTTGAGTACCTAAAAGTATAATTACATTATGGTACTCGAAAAGGTGGTGAAAGTATGAGTACAAAAATGGGCAGACCGAAATCAGAGATCACAAAGGACATTGACCTAAAAGTGCGAATAGACAGAAACACTAATGCTGCTTTGGAAAAATATGCTAAAGAAAATAACATAACCAAAGCCGCGACAGTTCGCAGAGGGATTATGCTTTTACTGCACAAATAATTAAGACGCTGCACCGCCGATCAAAACAGTAGCAACGTCTTACACAAGAGTTTCCTCTCATGAAATATTGTAACATGGGAGGGATATTCTTTCAAGAAAAATTGAAAGGATGATTCCTATGAACAGCTTAAAAGTATTTGAGAACAAAGAATTTGGGAAAGTAAGAACTATTACACAAAATGGTGAACCGTTATTTATAGCAAAAGACGTTTGCGACATTTTAGGATTAAGCAATTCACGTAAAGCATTAACGAGGCTTGATGAAGACGAAAAGGGTGTAACTTTAAGTGACACCCTTGGAGGCAAACAGAATTTATCAGTAGTTAACGAATACGGTTTATATAATCTTGTACTTGCAAGTAGAAAGCCGGAAGCTAAGGCCTTCAAGCGCTGGATAACACATGAAGTTATTCCGGCTATCAGGAAACATGGCGGTTATTTGACGCCGGATAAAACAGAGGAACTCCTGAATGATCCAGACCTAATCATTCAGTTGGCCACTAATTTAAAAGAAGAACGTGCAGCACGGAGCCAAGCCGAACAGCAGCTTGCCGTGGCAAAGCCGAAAGTTTTGTTTGCTGATGCGGTGGCGGCATCTGACAGTACTATTTTGATAGGTGACCTGGCGAAAATAATAAAGCAAAATGGACACGCCGTAGGGCAGCAGAGGATGTTTAAATGGCTGCGTGAACATGGTTACTTGATTAAACGCATGGGAGCTGACTATAATAGCCCTACACAAAAGGCAATGGAACTTGGCTTATTCAAAATTAAAGAAACAGCTATTACCCACAGTGATGGGCACGTAACGGTATCTAAAACAGTTAAAGTCACCGGAAAAGGACAGCAGTATTTCATTGCAAAGTTTGAGGCTAAAAAGCATGAAATATTAAAAAAGGCTACAGCTTCAGTATTACTTTTGACAGAAGATGAATTTGCAGGCGGTGATGAAAAATGAGTTTAGAACAATATATAGCTGATTTATTATCGGGGTTGTCACAAGACGATAAGTTATATATAATTGGGCGGATAGAAGGCTATACGATTCAGCTTAAAAGGAAGACACTGTCTGCAGTCAATCAATCAGAACCAGCTCTGGTGAGAATAAAATAATATTAATTTAAATACACCTGCCTTAGCAGGTGTATTTTTTATGTCTGAAAAATGTCCGAATGATGAGGTTTTTATCTGCATAAGTTTAGAGATAATACAGGTAGGAAACAAAACGGAGGCGATAACAATGTATGTAAATCCTTATGCTCCTGTTAATCCGGCTATGCTGGGAATACCACAACAGCGACTAGCGACGGGCTTTCAACAGCAGATGCCGCAGGGATATCAACAGCAGTTTGCTCCTATGCAGCAGATGCAACCAATGCCGCAGATTATGAAGGGGCGAATTGTAGCAAGCTTGGACGAAGTAAAAGCCGCTCAGATAGATCTGGACGGTAGTTTTACTTATTTTCATTGCCCAGCAGACAGCTGTATATATGCAAAGTATATTGATATGAATGGCATGCCGGTAATACAAACATATAAGCTGTCCAATGATCAGGCCGCAGCTCCAAAGCGTTATGCTGATGCTGAAACTGTAGAAGAACTGCAGCAAAAGGTTACATCGTTAGAAAGATATTTGAAAGGAGAAATTCCAAATGCAAATGAATCCGTTTACAATGATGCAAATATTCAACCAGCTCCGCAGCAATCCAAATCCAATGGAAGCAATGCAGAAAATGCTGGGGAACAATCCCCTGTTTGGGCGCGCAATGGAAATGGCCAAAGGCAAAAGCCCTGATGAATTAAAAGAGACTGTTATGAATATTGCTAAACAACGTGGTATTGATCCACAACAGGCTCAGCAAATGCTTTCTCAATTCGGTATTAAAATCTAAAAGGTGGCCACCGGCAGATTTTAAGCAATAAATCTAAAGGAGATGTTCTATATGACTATGGAAGGTACTGGCGTAATGCCTGTATATGATTTGAATAACCGTACTGCAGCAGCAGACGGCGCAGGTTTTGGCGGCGGCTGGATGTGGGTAGTAATGTTATTCTTCCTGCTTGCCTGGGGCGGCGGTGGATTCGGTGGTTTCGGAGGCGGCGCTAATGGTGCTGTAAATACCTTGACTAATGAATTTCTTTATACCAACCTTAATAATACTTTGGATCGTGGCTTTAATCAGCTTGCTAATCAAAACTTTGGCATCCAACAGGACCTGTGTCAAGGCTTTAGTGGCGTTCAGGCCGCTATCGCTCAATCAAGTTTCGCTGCACAACAGTGCTGCTGCGAAACTAATCGCAACATTGATGCGGTTCGTTATGAAAATGCTAAAAACACCTGCGATATTACTTCCGCTATTCATGCAGAAGGTGAAGCAACTCGCGCGTTAATGACTGCAAACGTAATGCAGGAATTGCGTGATCAGCTACAAGCTGCTCAACTGCAACTTGGTAACGTTGCTCAAACTACCAACATTATCAATGCAGTACGCCCGTTCCCGCAACCCGCTTATATCACTTGTAGCCCTTATACGGCTATGAATGGCTATGGCTGCAACTGTGGTAACTGCTAATATCCGCTGAATGCGTGACTAAGAAACAGGGGAGCTGTCACGCTTCCCTGTTTTAATTTAAGGAGATGAATTATAAATGGCAACTTGTAATTACAGAACTGTATTGACTACGGCTGTAGCAGTGAGCGGCAGTAATTTGGTATTAACCATTCCTGCCGGCACTTATGAAAACTGCGTTAGATATTGTATTAGGATAGCGCAGGATATTCCTTCTACTGCTACAAATCTTATGCCGGTAGTTATTAAAATCGGTACTGGTGCAACTTTATATAATGTAAATCGTAAATGCGGGCATCATTTATATGCCAATCAGGTAAGAACGCGACGTAATTATTCTTTATTGGTAGCTGCTGACAGTGCAACCTTTGTTCTTGAATGCGGCTATGTTGCTTCCTGTAACTGTGGCACTGTAACTGGCTTACCAGTGGTAACTGCAGAAGAACCTGCAGGAAATAATACAGAAGTATTGGCGGGAAGCAAGAAGGCGGTGAGCAAGGATGCATAAGTACGAAGAATATATGAAAATGATCGATGGCAATGAAGCAAAAGAGAAAGAAGCTGATTATGTTATTGCGGCAGCTTTACATAAATTGAAATCGCATGATGAAGATGATTTTGAATGTGTTATGGAAAAGTTGCATTGCTTGGTTTATGGACCTCATTTTGATGAACACCTTGCTAAAAAGGCGGTTGCAGAGATGAAAAATGTTGACGGCAGCAGCGGTGAACATTGGACATTGGATGAAACTACCAAAGTTATGGAGCAAAATGGAATCAAGGCTAATAAATATGATTGGTATTATTTGCTCAATATGCTGCACAGTGATTATTCCAAAATATGGGGTGATGATACAGGGCAGTATGTAAAATTTGCCAAAGCGTATATTGAAGATCCTGATGCTGGCGAAGGTAAAGTATTTTATCTATGGAGAGCCGGCAGACATCATCGTTGACTAAAAAAAGAAACGGTAAAACTGACAGCTTTTTGACAGCCTGCTGACAGCCTACCGTTTCTTTTTATATCAATTTATATCAAAATATTTGCCCTAAATCATTTGTTTTTTAATATGCAGGCTGTCAAATGGCTCTGAAAGTGGCTCTACAAGCCGAAAATAAAACTTAGGATCTAGCGCCTTCGGCGTGCAGGTTCGACTCCTGTCACTCGCACCAATCAAATTATAAAGCTGTAGAATCGTTAGATTCTGCAGCTTTTATTTTTTACACTTGCTGATTATTGAACTATTAAAGTTCAGGGGCTAGCGAGTGTATTTTTTATTTGAGGCTGGTAGGAACTGTTGGAGAAATAATTAAGATTAATGTATAATATATGAAACAACAAAGGATATTAATTTTCTAATAGAATTAAAAACTAAAAAGTTATTGACAAAAACAGAAAATAATATTATATTAATACTAAAGAAAATATCATTAACAGCAGATAACAGACTGGGATATTTCGATTAACAAATGCGTATTCGGGCGCTGACCCCGTAAATAAAAAATATAGGAGGATAAAGACATGAGAAGTATTACAACATTAGACCTGCAATATGCCCATAGATTTTATGGGTTTAAAGGTGAAGCACAGTATCTGCATGGACATTCAGGTATTCTGACTATTGAGGTGGAAGATTCTGTCGAACCAGGTGTCAATATGGTATTTCCCTGTAATGAAATTCAAAAAACTGCCTGGGACGTTTTAAAGAACTTCGATCATGCACTGATTTTGAGGGAAGATGATCCGCTACTGCCGGCAGTACTTGATGTTTACGAAAAACAGGGTATCCGTAATGGCGCTCCGCAGAACCAGATGAAAGGCGCGGCTTTCAAGACAGAGCTGGCAACAGCATACCCGGATTGTCGTCTTGTGGTTACAAAAGAAACTATGACTGTCGAGGGCATGATCAAGATCGTTTATGATCTGCTTAAAGACAAACTCAATATTGCGAAAATAACTTTTGTCAGCGGTGTCAATACTGCTTCGGCAGAGTTCACAACCAAGAATCAAATTGATCGTTGCCCGCTGTGTGGTATTGCCTTGAATGAAAATGGTGTTTGTCCGAAGTGCGGCTATAAAAAATGA